TGAATAGGGATAATCATTGTAAACGTATGCGAGAGTGCGTACAATTACTTGATAGGATCATTAAAGATGATTATTACAAGGCTGACTTAATCTGGAATGAATCAACAATAGACCCTAAGTGGGGTAAGGTACATACAATTAAACAAGTACCTTTGTATGATTACCCAAAGAATGAGAAAGTGATTAAAGAGTATGCAACTAAACAGAGAGGTAAGGATTTAGAACGTCTTACTTTCTTATTAAATAAACATGTATTCGGTTGGTGGGAGTAGGGTATGAGCCATATTATAATGAGAGCTGACGGTTATTATGGTAAGGTGACACTGCCTCCCAGTGTTTTCAAGAGGCTAGATAATCGCTACTTCATATCTGGCTGTACTGACACAACCAAGTTTATGTGTACCAACCCAGATGAAACTAGGCACTTAATGAGTTTGGGAGTTAAGCCTATACTTTGCGACTGGTATAAGATCGTAATGGGGGATTGAGTTATGATTCCTAAATATAAACAATCTATTCCAGCTAAACCTCACATTAGACCTTGGGTATTAGATTGGGGAACAGTTTGGATGTGTGAAGACCCCTTTCCTATACACAATGGTATAAGGTATTGTACAGGGGAAACCCCTAAAGAGGCTTATGATAACTTCGTAGAGGAGTATATGATTGAACCAGAAACAACGATTAGAAATACATGAGAGAGTATTTCATAAGCTCTACACAGCTAGGTTATCATTTAATCATGATAAGGTAATGAGAATACTTAGTTTGATAGATGCTTATTGTTATGAAGTTAATGGTAACAATGGTGAGTTGAGTAGTTATGCGATTCGTAAACGGCAAGATGAATTATTGAAGCGTTTGGAGGGGTTGTGAGTTACTTCAAGAAAGCAAAACAGGAGAATAGTTTGACAGAATTTACTACAAAGGAAACTTTAATAGAAGTTTCAAAATATAAACAGATTGGCGTACCTTCCCGTAAATTATCACAAGAGTCTGCAACCTACGCTGAAATACGTTCAAGTATATCTACCACAGATGGTAAAACTGTAACAGCAACTTACTTCCCCTCGTATAGCCAAGAAGGGGAGGTTGTAGGGTACATTAAACGAGACTGGACTATCCCTAAAGATGAACGTGGACACTTTACTGCTGTTGGGAGCGTAAAGGAAAAGAATAAACTCTTCAATCAACAGAATATTCAGAAAGGTGGTAAGAGATTATACATTGTAGAGGGACACGAAGAAGTAACAGCCTTACGAGAAATTCTACTTAATAGTGTTAAGGGTACAAAGTGGGAAGGTAAGATTATCCCGAATGTTATAGGATTACCGTTAGGTACAGGAAATGCAGCAGCGTGTGTTGCACACAACTTAGAGTTTATTCAATCTTTTGATGAGATTGTTTTGGCTTTTGATAGTGATAGCGCCACACCTCAAGAGTTGAAGAAAGGTATCCTCAAGGGAAAAGAGGCGAAAGAAGACGTTGCCAATGTCTTATTGTCTGATAACCTATTTACTTTTACTCATCCACACGGATGTAAAGATAGTAGAGAATGTCTAGTTAAAGGTTATGGGGAAGATTTAGCTAAGATAGTATCTTTTAATTTAGAAAAATATTCCCCAGAAAAAATTATAGCAGGTACAGATGTAGATATTGATACATTGATCGCTCCACTGAAGGAAGGGCACTACATTGAACGCTACCCCGAACTAATGAAAAAATTACACGGTATTCGTGAAGGCAATGAACTCATAACTTACTGCGCCTTCAGTGGTGTTGGAAAAAGTACATTAGCTAGAGAAATAGGGTGGGAACTTTCTAGGGTTACAGCACCACGTTCGTATAATGTTGGCTTTATCTTTCTTGAAGAGCCTGTCACCAAGACACAACAATCTTTGGTGGCTTTGGAATTAGGCGTACTACTTCCAGCCTTCAGGCAGAATGCTTTATCTGTAGCCACAAGAGAGCAGATAAATGCAGCAGCACAGGCAACAGTGCAAAATGGTCGAGTATTTTTCTTGAATCATTTTGGGTCTATGAAGGTAGAGAAGTTGATGCAGCAGATTAAATATTTACATTTTATCAATGGCTGCACTCATATTTTTATTGACCACATATCTATGGTAGTTGCTGGCCTAGAGTCTAACAATGAGCGTAAAGATATTGATATGTTATATGAAGAGTTGGCTGCCTTTATGACCACCAACAATGTTACCATACACGCAGTATGTCACCTGAAGCGGGTAGAAGAACATGTACCTAAAGTTAAAGATGGTGAAACACCTAAAGCATACTGGCGGGAAGTAAAGAAAGAAATGCTTCGTGGCTCGTCTGGTATTGAGCAAATGAGTAGTTGTATTATTGCCCTTGAGAATGAAGTCTTACCTGATAATACCAGAGGTAGGGTTCGCACTAAGATACTGAAAGATCGGGAGTGGGGGGTTCTTGGACTTTGTGATACTATGCTACAACAGAAAGATGGACGTTTACATGTTGTCCCTACCTACGAAGGTTGGAGGCAAGGAGATAAAACACAAGAGTTTTAATTGGAGGTATTGGTGGATATTACGTGGGACAGAGAAACAAACGGCTTATTAGATCAAGATGCCATTGATTATACCGCTAGTCCGTACAAATTAAAGACTAGCTTTAAAACTCACTCAATTGTGGTACAGGAGCACCAGACTGGCAAGATTATTGCATTCTATAATGGTGCTACTTATCGATTAGATGGTAGGGAGTTTGAAGAGTTTAAGCACGGTAGACAATATGTGCTTAAAGACTATTCGCCTATTGAGTACGAACACAGACCATTGAAAGACTTTAAGAAGTATATTCTTGAAAATGATATTGATAAGGTAGTTGCCCACAACCAAATAAACTTCGACTTGCTTGTGGGTAAATTGGAAGATGATATGGACTACACAATTGAAGATGATACTTGGTGCGGTAAGGTTGTAGATTTTAAAGATACTCTAGTTATTTCTAAGACTCAAAATCCTGACAGGTTTGGTGGTCATAGTTTGGACGCTCTTGCTGAAAAGACTGGTGATAAGAAGGTACAGTTTCGTAAACACTTGCATGAGTCTGTTCGCTACTTAGATTTTGCTGCTGATATGCTTTACTACAACATAAAAGACGTTGTAGCTAATACGGCAGTCTATAAGTGGTTGCTAGAGGAGCAGGCAGAATGGAACTGGGAGCCTGCTATCAAACTTGAGAAAGCTGTGGCTTGGATTATTACTAACCAAGAGCATAGGGGTTTTAAGTTTGACAAGGTACTGGCTGAAAGTAATGTTGCAGAGTTGGATATTCTGATGGAAGAACGTAGGCTCAGAGCCGAACCTATTCTTCCTATGAAGAAACCTACGCAGGCTTTTATGAAAACAGTAACACCACCAGCAGTACAGTTCCTCAAAAGTGGTGGATACTCTTCTTACATTAAGAAGTTTATTGAGAAGCACGAAGGTAAGCTTTTAAGCGAAGATTCAGAATTTCCTTTGAAGGTGGAGTTGTTTGGCGAAGTATACGAGTTGCCTATGCCGTTAGAGCCTTTGGTGAACGAAGTGAAAGCTACTCTTGATGATTCTACACATATTAAGAATTGGCTGGTAGGTCTTGGATGGGTTCCTTCTGAGTACAAAGAGAAAGACTTGTCTATTAAGTCTGGAAAGGGTAAGCCTAAACGTACAAGAGAAGAGTTTGAGAAAGCTGTTGACGACTATGTTGAACAGACACTCAGTTCCAACTTTGCGGAAGATCGTTGTGACCACCTAGAAACTACACCAGCAGGACTAAAAGCAAAGCTTTTAAAAACTAAAGAGGGGAAGTCTTGTAAGGTACTAACAAACCCAAACTTTACCAAGGGGCAAGAGAAAGAGATATGTCCAAACCTTTTAGCGATGGCTGAGAAGTTCCCTTATGCTAGGGACGTTGTTGACTATTTAACATATAAACACAGACGTAATAGTATTCTTGGTGGAGGTCTTGAATGGGACGAGGAAGAAGAAGCAGAAAAAGGTTATATGGCATATGTGCGAGAAGATGGGCGTATAGCCACACCAGCAGACACCTGTGGTGCGGCCACAAGCAGATTCAAGCATAAGGTAGTAGCTAACATCCCCAGAGTAAGTTCGTTGTATGGGGACAAGATGAGGGCTATGTTCTGTGTAGAAGATACACATTACCAGTTGGGGTATGACTTTGATTCATTGGAAGCTAAAATGGAGTCTTCTTATTGTTGGAGATATGATGAGACAAAAGAGTATTGCAACTCATTAACAATGGATAAGCCTAATGATGTACACACTGTACTAGCAGCAAAAATTAGTAAATTAATTGGGAGAACATTTAATCGTACTCCTGCAAAATCTACTAAATATGCTGCAACCTACGGGGCAACAGAGAAAAAGATTGCTAAGACAATTGGAGAGCCTTTACATATTGGTGCCCAAGTATTTACGGCTTTCTGGCAAGCGGCGCTACCTTTGGATAGCCTAAAACTAGCACTTAAAAGATATTGGGAAACTGTAGGAGGTAAGAAGTTTATTCTTGGTATCGATGGACGTAAAGTCCCTACAAGGTCTGCTCATGCTATTTTAAACAGTTTGTTCCAGTCTGCTGGCGTTATTTGTGCTAAAAAAGCTATGGTGTTGCATTATCATAAACTTAAAGCAGAAGGTTTAACTGTAGATTTCTTTAAAGATGACTGGAAGAGTAAAAACTTCTGTCAGCAGCTTATTGCATATCACGATGAAGCGCAGTTAGAAGTTTCTAAAGGTCTTGTTAAGTTCAAAATGTTCACAACAAAAGAAGAAGCTCAAGCATTTAAAGATAAACAGGCACAAGTGTGGTCAGATATTAAAGATAGTCCTAAAGGTGGTGTGTACGTTGCATACTGTAGGGCGGGAGAATTAGCATCTGAAGCAGTAAATGAAGCAGGAAAGTTCTATAAGCTAAATGTACCATTGACCGCAGGATATATTATCGGCAGATCGTGGTCAGAGTGTCACTAGTATGAAAAAATGTACAGTTTGTAAAGAAGGTAAAACTTTAGATTGTTATTACAAAAGTAAGATTAGTAAAGATGGTTATGGTTATCGGTGTAAGTCTTGTGATAGGACAGTAAGGGCTACTAGTAGATCAAGATCAAAAGAAACCAAGAAAGGTTACAGCAGACGGGCACTTATGAGTATGTATGGACTGACTATACAAGATTACGAAAACATGCTTAAAGCTCAAAATAGGTGTTGTGCAATCTGCGGAACAGATAATCCACTAGGAGAGGGGAATCATAGTAAACGTTCTTATTTCTCTTTTTGTGTGGATCATTGTCATACTACAGGAAAGGTTCGGGGGCTACTGTGTAATCCTTGTAACAGGGGCTTAGGCTTTTTTAAGGATTCTGTCGAATTTCTATTAAAGGCTGGAGAATACTTAATAGAGGGTATGTAAATGTGTCACTAATTTAATGAAATAGTCCTTGCATCACATTCAATATTTTGATACAATATAAACTTAGAAATTAACATTTAAACAGGAGAAGTAAGAATGAGTGACTTAACTTTACGAGAATTACTAATTCAGTACAATAAAAGTAAAGGTTGGGACTTTGGAAACGGTAATAATGAACTCTACGAAACCTTTGAAGAATGTTGTGATGTAGTATGGCAAGGTGAACCAGATCATCACCGTTGGTACTCAATTACAGACATTGTACGAGAAGTTCCAGACGGGGAAGGTGAACGATACTTTGAAGACCAATCTTGGCATTGTACTGGAGATGGTGATATTAACGATTGTGGTTGGTCTGTTCCAGACTTAGACGACTTGGTGGAAGTATTCCCTAAAGAAGTAATGACCACGATCTATGTAACAAAAGATAAACTTTAATTTTAAACAACAAACGTAAACAAGAGGAAGTAAATATTATGAGTTACAAACCAAAAGCACAAGCAGAGCAAGGCGAACGAAAGAATACAGGTATTGCACCTAATGGTGTTGCTTACAAATACCCAGTACCTGATGGTGGTAGCCAAGCTGCACGTATCAGCCTGATCGTTGATATTGGCACACAAGAGCGTCCAGACTTTGAAGAGAAGGATAAGCAAGGTAATGTCATTGAAGTTAAACCACAAAAGCCAGCACAACAAGTAGTAGTGTTTGCTGATTTAGTTGACCAAGTTGTAGACTATGGCGGTGACATTGGTGAAAAGCAATACCGTCTAATGCTCAATAAGAACTTCAAAGGTGAT